AACAACAGTGTGCACGACATCCGATAATAAAACCCCATTTAGCAGAGCTTCATAGGGCTCTTTGCCTGTATAGGCCCAAATTTCTTTTTTATCTTCTTCACGGAGAAGTGGTGCTAAACGGACGGCATCATCTAAAACGGCTGGCCTGACATATCCTTTCATACTCGGGAACTCCTAAGATGATAAAATCCTTCAAATCCGGCAGCCGTCATGCGCAATGGTAAATAGCTGTCATTTACAAGTTCTATGATTACTTGGTCCGATTTAGACATGACAGGAAACGCTTTGTGTCCTGAGGAAATAATGATTTCATTTAGAACGGCTTCGCCAGTCCCCAAGGACATACCGGTATGTGTGTATGACGTTGTAGTGCGATGTCTAGGAGTAATTTCTAATTTGAAATAACCAGTATCACTATAGACAATACTTATAGTGCGCAATTGTAGACGTCCTTGGGCTACGGCGGTGCGTCCTCCTGAATCTGATTTTTCCATTAAATGTTGATTAGAGAAACGATATCTGGCTTCATAATTAAGACCAATGAATAGGCTTTCGTTACTGACGTCCCCCGGAGCCGTTACTATGCCATCACTGACGGAAACTCCCTGGATCAATCTACCACCATTAACCCCCCTAATGACCAACACGAGTTGGTTAGATAGACTTGTAGGAACCGAGTAGGGAAGCGTCCATGTGGTTGTATCAGTAGGCGAGTCGTAGCTTATAGCGCACTTCTCGTCGGTTACTTTACGGTCTAGAAGATATTCTATAGGCTCATCAGGATCAACATGGTCTGGAGCTAGATACATACGTTCCAGATAAACACCGTCTTCATATTGGATCACCAGATACATCGTAGATTCTATGAAGTTTACATCTAAAATTTCTCCATGATTGAATGTCCATTTAGACCAGGAACTTTGAAGTTTTTCTTCACCTGACCAGAAAAATTTGTAGACGTAAATAGTTGCTGGATCATCACTACTCAAAACCACCAACATGTTCTCGTTGGAGGTACATGCCATTTTGTGGACATTCTTGGGAATATACTTAGGGACATGTGAGGTTATATCTGCCGCATCTTGTACCTCAGTTTCAGGGGCCACATAGTATTCTTGGATGCCGCTGAATTCACCCCTATTAATTGCGAAAAAAACATTATTGCCTGTTGCAGTGGGCTTACACGCCGTTGAAGATTGGAAACGTGTGAGAACTTTAGGTCTACCAGTATTCGGTGTTAGATCTTCATCCTTTTTTAGAATGAATTGTGTTTGATCACTGAAGAATAGAACTCGCTCATCCCATGGGATGGCGTGTTGAAGGATACTGACCTTAGTATCGGAGGCGGCTGCGTCTATTCTATCTGAATCCACCAAAGTTGTAACTGTAGAAGGATAGAAATCAAAGAATTCAGCAGATTGACTAAAGATCACGTTTTCATCGGCTAAGATGCCCAGGCGGTTATCGAAGAAGAACACATCGTTAATGGTTGTTCCAACAAATGTGGGGTCAGGCGCACTATCTTCATCACCACATTCACGCTTACCCCAAGATAATTCTTCAAAACTGAAAGTGCCGTCAGCTTCACGTATGAGTGCGTGAGGCATGGTGGCCCCGTCTATTTCCCAGGGTATGCCTGGTTTGACTGTTTCGACCCACACACCCTCATCGAAATCGGCTGAATTGTTGTTGGGTTTAAACTTTACGTAGTAATCATCAAAGTTAGAGGTCCTGTCTCCCACCACTTTGACAACGAAACCTGTGGGTGCAATAGTTGGAAGATCAGAGAATCTTTGTATCTGGCCTTTAGCCAGCTTCATCTGAGTGTTGCCCTTGGAGTCTTCTACTTTGATTTCAAAATCGGAACCATCATCTTTTGCAATGTGAATGGTGGATTGTGAATCGTCTATAGTCCACCCGGTTCCGAGATTTGTGGTTAAATCAGAAACAAGATCAGTAACGATGTTCGTGGTTTTTAGTGATCCACTATCTCCTGTAGTGAATGTGGCCTTTTCAGCACCATTTATAAAAATTTTGTAATCTGTCTCATAGTTAGCTTGTTTAACAAATACAATAGCTTCCACCCCTCTGCTAGGAGACAGGCTGCTTGTTTTTGCTACGGATGTGCTTTTGTTGACAATGAAAGTCCAATCAGCAACACTACAAACTGCAAAGTCTTGTTTAGGATTAGAAGAATTGAGATACGATTTACCATCCGGGAAATTGACAGTCTTTTGCTGTCCTGTGTCTAGGTCATAAACTTTAAGATCACTGTCAGTAATGATGGTTATATATCGTTCATTCACGTCTCTGTTCTGTAAATGACAAAAAGCGTTGCCGATATTTCCTGTATAAAGCTTGGCCATGTGGTGTGTAGCGGGGCGCTTCTTTTTACCTTCAACCACTGAATCAAAGTAATTTACTTGAGATTCTCCTTGAGAACGGAGACGAAGAGTGGCGGGTTGTTGGGATACACCGTTTATTAAAGAGGGGATTGTAGTAGATATCAGTCCGCCCATTCTTACCTCATCAAATTCTTAAACGGATTTAGAATATTATGACCGCCAACATCTCCTTCACGATCCAGAAGTGCCCCATGTGCCATTACTTCATCTCGCTCATGAAATTGGTACAGTTCTTCAGATCCCACATGGCGTGTTTGGAATATTCTGGCCGCTCTTACTGTTATATATTTACGGGCTACCTCTGGAATTTCATCAAAAGAGAGCATCCAGACTATTTTCCCGTATACGGTTTTACTGAATATATAAGTGTGATTTTCTTTGTCATAGAGTTTGGAACCGCGCATAGCCGCTTTTAAAGTGGGGTGTTTGTATTCAGATGGTTCAAAGCTAAGAACATTGACAGGAAAAATAATCTCACCACCGGTATTGGGCCGCATCGGGAAGTCTTCTTCAGTATTGAAGTTCCAACTCCTGTCTTGTACTTCTCTTGATACTTCGGTCAGAATTTGACGAGCGGCCACCATGTCCTGTGTAAGATCTCCTTCAAGGCTGTTGAAAGGGGCCTCACCCAAAATGGCAATGATCATATTACAAGCGTCTAATTCGGTAGTTAAAGCGGGGACGATGGCCATGTTTATCCTTAAAAAAAAGGAGGCCCCCTGAAGGGACCCCCTTATTAAATTTTACAGACCAGAAGTGGCGGTGTTAGTAATTTCAACAGCACATTCAGGACGTAAGATGCCGTGTCCCAGTGCATATTTAGCCACCAGCAAGGTGCCTTGGTAGACGACTTTAAAGTCGCTGGAAGTCATTTGAGTCACAAGACCCATGAGCTGTACGGTGCCGATGGCGGACTCGTGAAACACCAGAGCGCCAATGTTAGAGAAGTTGCTGTAGTAGGTGTTGTGTTCACCAGTCACAACAGTGCCGCTCAAGTCGGTCGTGGGAAGGTTGTTGGTCTTGACCAGAGGGATGCTGTCAATCATGTGGACAGTTCCTCTGGAATATGACCCGGAACCATCCCAGTCTTTGTTAATCACCTTAGTGGATTGGGCAAGCATGTTGTACTGAGCAGGTTTGACCAAACAGTGGCGACCATCAGCCGGAACATCGTTTTCATCAAGGGCCTGACCAGACGAGAAAATACACGAAGCTAAGACTTCAGCATCTGTTTTACAACTTGCATTGGTTACTTCGCTGCCACCAGGAGAACTGGTGGTGTTGCCGGAAGCACGAGCGGCCAAGGCGACCACCTGCATAGTATTTTTATCGTAGGTGCGGGCAAGGGCAGCACCAAGTTGACGAGAAATCTCAGAACGCACGTCATAGTGGTTCTTCATCTCATCCAGATCGTAGATCACTTCATCGGCGATCAAAAGATCGTCAATGTTGATGGTGCGCTCGTTACGCTCAGTCTGGTTGTTACCGAGGATGGCAGTGCCCGGAGTATGATAACGGGCGGACGCTTTCCAGCTAACCGGGAATTGGGCGCTTTTACCATGAGAGATCACCCGCACACGATGGCGGTCTTTCATCACATTAGTTTCCTCAAAGGCGGTTAAAACCTCACCTGAGAAAACCTTTAAGAAAAGGGTGTTATCCTGCGCCCAAGAGCCATCAGAGGTATTGTTGATTACACCAAGCTGGCTCTAAGTCAGATCGGT